TTCTCTCAGGCTGCCCCGGCTATCATGGCGGCAGCGAAGGGAGGGGCTGCGCCCTCGGAGATGGGAGTGCCATTCGTACCAGGCTCGATGATGGATAAGATACAAAGGGAGGCGGCGAGGGTGCAGGGGCGTGGGCGTGGCAAGTCTGCAGTAGATAAGGCTCTCGGCGCTCTCCAGGGACGCTTGATGTAAAAATCTTAATAATAATTTATCTGAATGCGCAGAGCATCCGGATAAATTATCGTATTCTATACTATAGGATGTCGTTGCGTATGCTATTAGCTACTTCGCAATTGCCCCCACCTGCTGTTCTAGGTGATAATGTGACATTTAGCAACATAACAGGCTCACAACTTACTTTGGATCAGCTCACGGTAAAGAATCTGTATGTTAAAAACATCTACAGCGGCGATGATGTTCTTCCGGATGTTTATTTTTTTGGTTGCCCTCAGAAGACTCAACTACTCTTTTCAGATGGAACAGCCACCCCTGGAGCCAGTCTTTTTGCGACTACCCCAACCGTTGCGCAGAATCTAATTCTACTGCCCGAGCCGATAGCTTATAACGCTACACTTGTAGGGGATCCATTTCAGCCCTATGTCGCCGCTTTTGTCAATTATGGCGCTGTCGCTTTTAACGGCTTGCCAACTAGGGACAGTGGACAGGGGTATGTTTATGATACGACTTCAGGCGCTTCAACAGCATATAAAGTGCCTATTAGCAACTTAGTGCCAACCGTATATCCAGCTCTCAACGCTGCAGGGAGAATGTATGGACTCTATATAGCACTAAACGCAAATTCCACAGTGTTCGCATTAAACCAATATCGTGCGACGTGGTATGTAATCGGAACATCTACGGATATTGTAGAAAATATCACTCCTACAAACTGGACTGTTCCTACTGTCGGCGCACTCACTGCGCCCAATCCAGGATATCATGTATATCCCGTCACATTCCCAGGCGTTAATGGTGAATCCTGTATTCAAGGCACTTGCGCTACATTCCCTACAACTCCTGTCCCAATCCCCATCACTAGCTCTATTTCAGCTCCTATCAACCCTGCATATCCTGTATCATCTTTAACACCACAAGCCACACTCAACGCTTTATGGCTAAATAACCAACTTGTAGATGGTGCTGGCAACCCCACATGCTCACAGGGCATCTGGATTCAACAGATATGGATAAAGTTAAAAACAGGCCCTGGGGTTTTTGATCCGGCTTATATGTATAACATAACCCATTTATTTACTGCAGCGGGTAATGTGGCAAACACGCCCACGCCCCCCCTAACAGGTGTCGGTGTCAATATTGTCAATTCATTCAAGCTCGGACAAAAACAACCAGACGGTTCTTTTACAATTAGTATTGAACTACCCGATACGCTAAGTGTCCCCGCTGCAAACACGCCTTATTATCTAAAACAATATTCGCCGTCATCTGGTTTATCCAATACGCCCGATTTATTCACATTAGTCGACTTGAAGGGCAAAGGCACTTATTATATCGTCCTCGGAACAGTATCTCAGTCATTATCTGTTCTAAATACTAAATTAACCACCAATTTAGTCACTGGCGCAATAAAGAGCGGTTTCAGTACTATCTGGCCAGGCACCAATACTATCGCCACACTGGCGGGTGGTGGTTATGCAGCAGCCCCTACAAACAACACGGGCGGCAATGCCTGGCCTCTACAGCCCACGGTGGCGTATGGTATGGACGGCGTAGGCACGAATGCCCCACCTGTATCACTAACAGGTGTCAATCTATACCCTACAGGCACAGCAAGCAGTCTAATTGCCTATCCCCCCACACAGATGGTGGTGTGTGTTGTTCCCCCTTAATAACATCACTTCTTTTAGAATGGATTTAACCATTATCGGTGCTTATGGAGGACTACTATCAGTCGCTCTCCATACTCTCCATGGACTTATATTAACAGCGAATCATTTCAGAATTCGCAGTAATTGTTGCGGATACAATGCAGTGGTGAGTTTAGATATTGAAACAACCACCCCGCCCGGCTACACTTCGCTTCTAACTGGAAAAGAAAAACATTCAGGTAAATAGATGTCGTTGCGCCCACTCTTAGATGGACAGGAGCCTTTTCCTCTTGGAAATAATGTCACGTGGGAATCAATCAAAGCTGGGAGCCTAGACTTACAATCTCTATTAATTGCCGGGTTGCCCGTAGGCGGCTCCGGCGTTGCTTCATTGAATGGACAACAGGCTGCGATTACATTAACATCCGCAAATGCCTCCGTAGGCATCACAACAACAACCGGCAATATAGACTTATCTATAGCAGGTGCAGCAGCAGGTGTCACGAGCGTGAATGCTGTTAATGGTGTCATGAGCTTAACATCTACAGATAACACTGTGACTATCACTCCCGATACAGTTGCTAAGACGATTAATCTAGCGAGTGGTGGAGTTAAAACACTTGTTAATGGCACATATACTACAGCTGTAAATAACGGGCTTGGTATATGGCAAGTAAATGCTGCACCCCCCGTTCTTAATGTTGCTGGAACGGGTATCGTCAGTGTGACATCTGCAGCAGGAACCTATACTGTAGCCTCTACCCCTACGAGTATTTCAGGCTCGGGCATAGCGACAGTGACTACCTCCGCCCCCCAAGTGTTTAATGTAGATGTCCCTGTGGGAGTGTCTTCATTAAACTCAGTGAATGGCATCGTAAATATGACATCTACCAACGCATCTATAACAATAACTCCCGATACAGTTGCTAAAACAATTGATTTAGCCGCTGTTTTTCCTATTATTCCTGTCACAAGTGTCACAGGCTCGGGTGCAGCTACCGTGACTCAGCCGACTCCTACTGTGTTTAATGTAGATGTTCCGGCACCTACCGTCACGAATATCACAGGTACGGGCATAGCTACAGTGACTCAACCGACTACTGGCGTATTTAATATAGATGTCGCTCCTGGCGGCACAACGATTAGCAATGGCACCAATACAGTGGCGAATAACCCCAGTCCAGGAAACTGGAGTATAGATGCTTCTATTCCGCTTACAGGCTCGGGCGCAGCCACTGTGACTACTCTCGGCACCGGCTATAATATTGATGTTCCGGCACCTACCGTGACAAATATAACTGGTACCGGTGTGGCGACTATAACAAGTGCTGGCGGTATTTATAATGTAGATGTTCCAGCGCCTTTTGTCCTGGGAGTCACAGGCTCCGGTATGGCTGTAGTGACAAGTGCAGCCGGTGTTTATAATGTAGGCGTGACACAATCAGTGACAAGTCTTCAAAATGGAACAAATACTGTAGTATCAAATCCTTCTGTGGGGTTATGGCAAGTGGATGCTGATACGCCTGTCACCGGCACAGGTGCAGCGACTGTGACATCCGTAGGCACGGGTTATAATGTAGATGTTCCTGTAGCTACTGTCACGAATATCCTTGGCGCAGGAATAGCATCAGTGACGAGCGCAGCAGGTGGTGTCTATACTGTAGATGTTCCAGCACCTACGCTCAACTCAATAAATTCTGTACAGGGCAATCCTCTAACAGGCGGTGATTTAGCTTTGCTGTCTCCTGATCATACTATTAATATAGATAACAGCACCCCTAACACAATTTATTTATCACTCACAGGTGTCACCGGCACCGGTGCAGCGACTGTGACTACATCACCAGCTGGTATTATTAATGTAGATGTTCCAGCACCTACCGTGACAAATATCACAGGCTCCGGTGTGGCAGTGGTGACGAACGCAGCGGGTGTTTATAATGTAAATGTTCCGACACCTATCACATGGTTGGCGGGTGGAGATTACTCAAATCCTAATATAACTGTTCCAGTTAATACAAATACACTTATATCTTTTCAAACTATAACTACTACTACCACAACAGGGAAATATCTTATTATGGCTCAATTTAATGCTACTGCAACGGCAGTGGGTAATATTTTTGCGACTATCGGGCGCTCTACTGCTTCCCCCACTGCTGCAAATACAACGAACTTAACTGATAGAGTATCTGCTCTAACCAATAATATATCAGGAAACGGCTTACACATGTGGGTAGAATCCAGTAGCACAACTGCTACCACAATAATCTGTCAAGTTATAGACACGCCTGGCGCTATTGGCACATATTATTACTCTGTATGGGTGCGAAATGCAGGCGGTATAGCTACTTTGACTACCGAATTAGGAAATCTCTCCGTGCTTAAAATCCTCCCGTAAAATATTTTGTTTTAATAGAATGTCACTCCGGCAACTTACAGACTCTGCGACTCCTTTCAGTCTCGGAGATAATGTCACTTGGGAAAACATCAGTGCAGGGAAGCTAAATATTAAGAATCTTTTTGTTAATAATGGATGGAGTGGGCAGTATGGAATTGGGAATTTTGTCGCTCTTGCTGGTTATGGTCGTGATAGCGCCAATAATCCTGTTCCCCGTCAGCCTGTTGAATTAACTAGGAATGGAGAAAGGAATTATGCCGGAACAAGTTTTTTAATCTCTGCAGTTGCTGGAATTCCATTGACTTTTAATATTTCAAACTTGACAACAAATGATAAAGGTGCATATTGGTTTGTAAAAAATGCATCTGGTTTCCCCACCTCACCTGCCCCTGCTGATTTAGCTCTTCAGTATATTAATCCTTCTACTGGACTACCTGTCCCAGTAGTGGGAGCCATAAATACACTCTATAAACCGATGGTGGGAGTAAATAGTTCTTTTCAGGTGCTACTTTACGATAATCCTATTGGGGGGGTGGGAAGCCTATCTCTGATATAAAAAAGAGATTTAGCTCCCTTTAATTTATTTAGTCGCTAGATACGCTATCCGCTACGCTACCGGCTACGCTACCGGCTACGCTACCCTCATCTTCATCCGCTACCGGCATAGTCTCCAATGCCAGCTCCAGTCGCCGAATACGCTCGGTGACTGGAGGTGTCATCATCTTAGCCCCCTTCGCTACTTCCAACTCCGTTTCTAGTGCAGTTTGAAAGTGGAGCCCCACCTTATTCGCCATTTCTAGCTGCGCCTCAAGTTCGGCGATCCGCTTCGCCGATTCGGCAGCCTTATTCGCCTTATTAACGCCCGGTGCTATTACGACGGCTTCGTTATGCCCCGTCCCCCGCTCGATACGGATACCCTTCTTAACGCCGGTTTCCGCCGATAGCCGAGCCTTTTCCGTATATTCCTTAATACGCTCATCAATCCATTCAATACGGAGCCGGCTTTCAACCTTTAGCGCCTTTGAATTGCTTTGGATATGGCGCAGGTATATCTTATGTCCCTCGCCAGCCTTATCCTTAGAGTTGCATATCTTGGCGCTACGAAGATAATCGCTCAGCCGTTCTTCGCCGCAACTATGGAACCCCTTAATAGCCGTCCACTCGGCTACTAGGCGCTCGTAGCCCTCGGGCTTTGCAGTAGGCTTAGGCGTAGAAATACGAAGTTCGGTAGTCATTTTATAAGCTGGGGGGACTAACTTAGTGGGGCGGCCGGCGGATTCAATTTTTAACCCGCCGCCGCAGGACGCTTATACTTATACTAGGGGGTAGTAGGAAATCCGCAGGACGCTTATACTTATACTAGGGGGTAGTAGGAAATCCGCAGGACGCTAGTATTTTTACTAGGAAATCCGCAGGAAGTTGCCCGAAAGTGCAATCAATTTTTATTTTTAAAGTAGGAATCGGCAGGACGCTTATACTTATACTAGCGTCCTGCCGATTTCCTAGTAAAAGTACTAGCGTCCTGCGGCGGCGGGGTAAAAATTGATTCCGCCGCCCCCCACCTAAACCTAGTCCCACCGGCTATAATGAATCATACTGAAGTATTGGAATCTATTAAGCGCCTTAATACCGAATGGAATCTATACTTGCGGAATCCTACTACGGAATACCTATCGGATTTATACGCCGATTTCGCTAAAAAGCATACTGCGCCCAGAGGCACCCCTCAATTTGATGCACTACTTCACTTTACTAAGAAAATGGGCGACTTTGAAATGGAGATTGTACTAACGGAGGATGCATTGGGATGCGCTAGTACATTACCCATTCTAGCCTATGTTCTTTATAATGCTGAGGACTATGATAAGCACATCCATCAAAAGCTACTGGATGGACTTGTTGCCTTTATTAGCGGAGAGGTTTCCTGGGATAAAACTCAAGATATCATGAGAAACCATAGTCGTCAATATATAAGAATGGTAAAAAATGTTATTCACTCTAAAATTGACTCTAAAATTGCAGCCGAAGATGAGAATCCCCTCAACCCCTAGAAAGGCTACGCCAAAGTAGCATTTTTACTATCCCAAGCTATTTTTAACCCATAGCGGTAAAAACGACGGGGAGTCGGTGGGACTCGTGGGACTCGTGGGACTCTTTGCACTCTTTTTGCCGACGGGGGACTCCGTGGGAGTCGGAGGCAATCAAATCCTGAGTCCCACGGAGCCATTTACATCATTTTATGACATCATCATGTCATGGACATCACATAATCATATATTTCATATGTGATAGGTGGGACTCGTGGGACTTTTCAGAGTTTTTTTCATTTTTTTTCAATTCTATATCAGCGCTTGGCAAAAAGGGTGCAAAAAGTCCCCCGAGTCCCCCGAGTCCCACGGATTAGCCGTCGTTTTTACTTCCCCGTCAGAGCAGATGAAATCCCCTTTGCGATATCCTGGTGGTAAGACGAGGGCAATCCCTATATTATCCAAAGCTATTAAACATTTCAAGGGAAAAACCATCCTTTCGCCATTCATGGGTGGAGGGAGCTTTGAGTTGTTTCTAGCCGATACTTATCAAATAAAGGCAAATGACTTATTCAAGCCCCTCTATATATTCTGGAAGGTTGTTAAGGAGCGTCCACAGGAGTTAGCAGCTGCAGTAGAGGTACATATGCCTATTTATAAGGAGTTATTCAAAGAGCTACAAGATACTATATTGGATATGACGGATGAATTAGAAATAGCAACCGCTTATTATATAGTGAATAGAAGTTCATTTAGCGGTGCTACATTCTGTGGGGGGTTTTCTTACACTCCACGGCTGAATGAAGCCTCTTTGAATAGACTCGCTAATATGGATTTAAGAAACATAACTTTCACGAATATGGACTGCTTGGCGTTTCTAGATGCTCATCCTCCGCATCCTGATGCCCTAGTGTATGCCGATCCGCCGTATTATATAGAATCGTATTTGTACGGTAGTGGTACATCTACTTTCAATCACGAGGCATTTGCTAAGAAGATACAGGAGCGTAGTGATTGGATACTCTGTTATAATGACTGTCCGCAAGTAAGGGCGCTCTATAAAGGCTGTAGAATAGAGAAAGTTGCATGGGCTTACGGCATGACGACTAAAAAATCATCTGAGGTGTTAATTTTTAAATAATTCCTAAGCATTTATGAGAATGGAAAAGGAGTTCCCTCGGCACTATCAAAAGAGTGTTGTGGATATCCTAGAGGCTATGAGTCTGGACAAAGGGGACTCTATGCGAGTGATAGGCTCTGCATCGGTTAGAAATATCCAGTTTGCTGGAGATTATGATGCGAATGAAACTATCCATGGTAGTCCGGCACAGATAGCTACAAAAATACAACAGGTTATCAAGCGTCTTAAGAAGATTCCCGGTATTGCTATCGGTGATATTAAAATGGGTGGGACGATAGAGAATCCAATACGATGGACTCCCGAGGACATCTTAAAGGGGGCAAAGGACGGCACTTCTTTGAAAGATGCAGTAGGCTCTGACGCTATGCGAAAAATAGATGTTATAGGGTTAGTAGACGGCAATAGATATACAGAGTTGTCCGTTGTGTATCAATACCCCGAAGAGGTTCTAGGAGGTGAGTCTTTCGTGAATGAGTTGAAAGCTGAAGTCAAAGCGAAATTGAAAGATAAAGATTACTGGAAAGGGCTGAAACGATACTATTCAATTCAGCGACTCCTAAACCACTCTAAAAACATCGAGCGGATGACACCTATCTTTAATGGCGACTTAGGACGATTATACTCTGTTATTAGTGATATAGAGATTATAGATTATTTATTAGAGCATAAACAGGGTGATACTGCACAAATCAAGGAGCAAATAGATGGGTTCAAATCCCGGCTAGCAAATATATGGACTCTACCAGAGTTCCTTCAGGCGGAACCCGGCTTCTATCGCACTATGGATAACGCTCTTCGTAGCATATCTTCCACTAAAAAAGCCAGACGCTTATTGAAGAGACTCTCCGGCCGACTTCGTGCTATCCTCCAAAGTGAATCTTTACCGCTCGTAAAGAAGTTTATTCCCAAAAATATGAGATAATTACCTGTTGTATAATCTACCTGTTTTACGCCCTTTTGGCATACTTTACAACGAAATGTATCTGTGAGTTCGGGAATACGAAATGAAAATCTACGGTAGAGGTATAATGCCTTGCTTTGCTTATGAGGCTGAAGATAAATCAAACGCCCCTATTGCTATGATAGTAGGAGGACATCTAGATAAGGAACTCTTATATATTCATGATAAGGAAGGTAAGAAAGATATAAAACTCCCCCCGGATTCTGCATTTGCTATCCTGCCATGCCCTAGAAAAGACAAGCGAGAGATATTCTATGTTGCAGGAGCCTCCGGTTCCGGCAAGTCTTATCAAGCGAGAGGCATCGCTGAGCGCTATAAGAAGCTATTCCCGGATCGGGAGATTTATTTGATTAGTAAGTTAGATAATGATGAAACACTAGATACTATGAAGACAGGTAAGCCACGGCGCATAAAAGTATCCACTTTAGAGTCGGATCCGATTACCGATATATCTTGTTTCAAGAGTTCTCTAGTCATTTTTGACGACTACGACACTTTCCCTGCACCTATGGATAAAATTATTCTACGACTGATTGATGATATAGCTACTATGGGACGGCATCATAATATATCTATGATGTGTCTGAGCCACTATTTAACGAATTATAAGAAAACCCGACTCCTATTGAATGAAGCTAGTCATTTTATAGTGTATCCTCAAGCCACTTCTTTCCACGCTCTAAAGCACTTACTGGGTTCCCATGTTGGTATGGATGCTGATGATGTTAAGAAGCTGAAGACGATGGGACGATGGGTGTGTATTCATAAGTGTTATCCGCAGTGGTTAGTAGGTGAGCATAATGCGAAAATATTAAATCAAGAGACAGAATAGAATGGAGCCGACAAACGCACAAGTTGAGTCTTTGATAAGGAACTACCAGTCCTTTTATCAAATCCCCAGTATAGCCAAAGTGAAGAGCAAGGCGGAAGTTATAGGGTATATATTGAAATATCTACGCCCGGATGATGGGCGGCTGGTTATGGCAGGTATTCAATGGAAAGATAGCCCTGGAAATCCTACAAACTCTCCTGCAACTCCCGGCGTAGAATACCCCGAGCCTACGGAGCAGGATGTAGTCCCTCTAACATCACTCAGTATGGATGAATTAAAAACTATTGTGAAGACTTATAATGATTACTATCAGATTGTTAAGAACTTCCGGGATGTCAATAAGGATGTCAAGATGACGGCTCTGCGAGCTAAGACAGATGTTATGCCGGGTGCAACAAAGAAGGAGGCTATATGGTACGATAAGCAGGCTCGTTTTGAGATTATTATAGGAAATGTACCTGAGAAAGCTCCGAGAAAGCTAGAAGCTCCTATTCCGAAAAAGCTAGAAGCCCCTGCCCCATTAGATTGGGAGGAGGAGGAATTCACTCCTGAGCAACTAGAGAAGTTCGCTGAGGGGGATGCTATGAGAAAGGAGCGTATTCGGTTAATCAAGGAGCGCAAGGCGGAGGAGGCGGAGGCGGAGGCGGATGCAAAGAAAGCGGAGGCTCGTGAAGCGGAGGCTCGTAGATTGAAAAAGGAGGCGGAAGATTTGAAACGGCAGCGATATAATGACGCTATAAAAAAGCGGAATGCCGAATGGGCGAAGGAGGCTGAAGAGAAATATAAGGCGGAGGCACCTGAGCGCCAGGCAAAGGCGGATTTGAAAAAGGATGCTGCCGAAGCGGGTAAGTATGCTATAGGGATATTTAGGGGGTGGCCGATTAATGAAATGAAATATACAATCTATACGCCGGATGAGCTTCACATTAAGATTAGGGATTTATATGAATTAGCGTCATTAGTTCGTCACGATGGTTCTCAGCGTCCTACGCCGAAAAATCGTTATTATAATAAGCCGAAACTCTATGGGGAGGATTTGAAAGCTATAAAAGCTGGAGAAACCGCTACAGATTTTAAAGCCTATATAGGCGCATTTTTGAGTAAAGCGCCCAAAAAGAAGGTGGGTAATGCAATTGTTAGCGCTATACCGAAACCGCAATTTCCGAAACCCGAGCGTCCATCTTGGCTATCCAGTATTACGGATTATGAAATATCTAAGGCTCAGGAGGAGGAGATGGGAAGTGTTCCGCCTGAAGAAGGTGAGGAAGGTTATATCCATCCACCTGATAAGAAGGTGTTATCAGAGGCGGCGAAATGGGAGAAAGATGCCGAAGAAGGTGTTCAGTCGTGGTTTGATTTACTAAAAGAATATGGTAAAGCAGTTCTAACACCTGAATGGTTCCAGACTTATATGGGTGTTGCATTTCCCGCTAAACGAGCGCCTAGCCCCCCTACCCGAGCGCCTAGCCCCCCTAAACGAGCGCCGAGCGCCCCTAAACGAGCGCCTAGCCCCCCAAATTCTAAGTTCAAAGTGGGTAATAAAATAACTATGTCGGATGATGTTTATCAAATAGTGCCGAGGGACTTCACGGTTCCTAATAAGGAATATGATTCCCTATATATGAAAAAGGAAGATGGTAAGGCTGCTCGGAAGTTTGAGGTTCTTAGATTTGGGGATGGCGATTTATATCTTGTAAAGGCTAAGAATTCGCAATTTGGCTATACGAAAGCGATATATGATGAGAATGTAGAGTCTGGTAATTCGCCTGAATGGAATCAAAAAGAAGATAAGCTCGGTAAGACATTTGCCGAGATGGTTGTATTAGAGCGTAATAAGGGGCGGGCTAGAAATGATAAAGTCGCTAATTACGACTCGGTTCTTAAACTTTAGCTGCACAGTTTAATAGCTTATAGCCGTGATTAGAGTCGCCCGATACATTTGAGTCGCCGACAAGTTCTTTGACTATCTTTAGGAATTTTCCACGGGCTACCATATTGGTGGACTTAATCCCAAAGTGTTCTGCCCATAGGATGGCGATGTCTTTGAAATCCAGCTCTTGCCCTTTGTATTTCTTATGGCATTCATAGCCATCCATAAACCATTTACGGTTCGGACATGCATTCGCTAATGCCTCGTCGGTATAGCGACGGATTGCGGCGGGTGCCGTAAGCTCGGGATTCTCCATATACTTCTTAGCCCCATCTAGCAACCATAGAAGAGTTCCTTCCCTATTCGCCCTGAGTGATGATATTAACTCAGGCTGTCTAATACCGAAGTTGCCCGATGCCTTTTCCTCATCGGATAGTTCATCCCATTCGCCAGGATATACAAACTTAACATTCATTTCCAGTACATTCGTCCGCCGACGCTGCCCCTTATCTTGGGGCATCTTAGGCATTTCATTACAGATAAACACCACCTTCGCCGTGAAGGCTTCCTCCTTTTTACCCTTGAACTTAGCTTCTGCAGCTATTACGCCATTACCCGTCACACGCTTGAGGGCATTGATATTGATTTCCTTAATGCCCGATCCGGTATTACCAGACTCCGAGCATAATGCTAGGCGCTTACCGAATGAGTAATAGATGTCGTCATTGTTGCCGCCGGTTTTTGTTAGTGCATCCTCGCCGAGGGATGTTGCGAATTGTCCGCCTAGGATATCCTGTTGTAGGATTTCCTCAAACAGGGTAGTCTTTCCATTACCCGCTGATGAGCCGAATACGATGAGGAAGTCCTGCCGAGTTAGATAGCCGGTTATCATGTAGCCGAGCCAATACTGGACGAAGTCAATCACTTCTTGATTACCCTTGAACCATACTTTCATAGCCTTCTTAATGTTTTCCTGCGATGCACTAGGATTATAGGCTAGTTTATCCAATCGCTTAGATAAATAGTGGGTTCGGCTATATTCTTCCAGCTTACCCTCCTTAAAGTTCCATACGCCGTTTGCTAACGGTAGATAATTAGGATTCTTATCTAAGTCAAAGGCATCAATATTGCGGTAGGATACTGCAGGATTGAGTGCGTCCCTCATACACTTCATAATGGATTCCGCCATCCCGTCATTGAACTTGCGTTGAAGAGATAACAACTCTTTGTCCTTCTTCGCTTCGGGGGAATCATCCGCCCCTTTAAAAGATGCCCGTATCTTTTTGACTACCTGGGGCATGATAGTCATAAATAGGGATGTGATGTTATCTTCGCATACGGGTTTCCATAGTTGTTTATGTTCTACCCATAGCCAGAATAGTTGTTCGTCGGCATTGTAGACGCAAGAGCCGGCTAATTCGGTGCAGAATATGTCGGAATGCCCTTTGTTGCCTTCAAATAGGAGATACTGATAGTTATCTTTGAAACAGTTATGGTGTTTCTCAGGGGAGCATTGCTTCGCCCAATAACTTAATGAGCCGAAGCCGATGGCTCCGCCGACAGCCTTTTCGTACAGCTCCGTGGTGGCTTGGACAGCCTTAGCATTGTTATGCCTGGGCGATTTCTTAGCGATTTCAATAGCTAATTCACGCCCTGCAGATTTGCCGCCCGATATGTTTTTGAGGCAATATACTAAATCTCGCCAGTTTGTATATTTGTCTAGCCATTCGGGCGTTAGGCAATTACATAGCGATGTGATGAGCCGAAGCTCATCGCTTGAAACCTTTAGTGGTGTAGTGCTTCGTGGGGCTAGCGGGGGAGTCGGGGGACTCGGGGGGATATTTCCAGCGGTTGGCGGGGCTACCTTTTTAGGAAGTTGAGCCATAATACGGCGCTCGTTGAAAGTCGATACTAAGTATGAGGGTAGCAACCCTGCATCGGCTATAGATTCGCCTTTTAGAAAGCTATACTCGTATTTCTTCTTTTGAAACTGGAAAGCGGATCCAGGCAGCAATACCCCGCCGCCGGTGGCGATGATGTCTAGCTTACCATGTGTTTCGTAGCTAACACCGTCAATAGTGATGTCATCAATATTGAGTTCCTTAGTCCAATTCATTCCCTCTGGTATCTTGTAGTAAAGATGTTGTCCTCCGGAAGCGGTGCGGACTATGCAACTACAATCTGCCCAAATGCGCTCGTAGAAGTCGCAAAATACAATCTCTACCTTTTCATCGCCGTTGATATCAAAGTCAATGACTAGATATCCTGAACCTGATGGCTTTGCGCCACATCGGAACATATAGCAAGAGTCCATCTCCCTTATAGCGGATGCATCCCATCCGCCAGGGCGTGTCTTAATAGGGACGGTAGATAATGCGCCTTTGGATACTCGGTTTTTAGTTTCATCAAAGAATGGACTACAAGATGCCGAATAGCATAGGATACCGTTATCTTCGCAAAATCTTACTATAGGAGGATGCATCGCCGGGACTAAAATACAATACCCCAAAACCCGGCTCAATTTTTAGGGCGAAGGGGGGGGTATTCGCAGGAAGTGGTTGGGTGCGGCAGCAACCACATGCTATTTTTTAATAGACATGATATATGTCGGGGAACTTCATCCTGCCGCCACCCCGCCCCCACTTTAAAAATTGAGGGGCGGAATCCCGGTAGGGGTAGTTAGTCCCAGAATGGTTAAGGTTGTATTTTGCGGAATGCCTGCATGTGTATCAAAGGATATGTGGTATGATGTCAATAAGGAAAATATAGATAATAAGCTACTCGTCGTTAAGCTACAAAATGATGTTGCTAAGCTACAAGAACGAAAGAAAAAGCTGGCGGCCTATATCAAGGACTTACAGGCTGCATTACTAGATGCTGAGTCTATTATTAGTAAATACGAAAAGGAAGCGAATGGTGATGCGACTGATGAAGAGGAGGAGAAGGAGGAAGTTAAGGAGGAAGTTAAAGAGGAAGTTAAGTTCTTCACAAAATATGCGGTATGAAGTCAATAAGGAAGAACCGCATAAAGTAGATGCCGAGAATCAATCCGCCCGTGATGATAGCATGCCTAAGTAAATTACATTCTAATATAACGGAAGTATGGGCGGAATGCAAGAATAATGAACTATGCGATATCTTAAGAGAACAAATAGATTATATTGAAACTATAATGAAAACAATAGAAAAAGCAGGTTTAATAGAACCCGAGTAGTTTTTTAGTGCAGTAGGATTTCTCGGAGTTGTAATTCACCTTCGGCGCTTATTAAAACTTAAAACTAATAAGCGTCCTGCCGCCGCAAAAAAAATTGATTCCGCCGCCCCTTTAAAATAAAAGTCCCACCGGTAATATGAAGTGCTATTGCTGTAAGGAAAACCAGAGCGGCGAGGAGGAGTTTGAGTGTCCTCAATGCGAACGAACTCTTTACGGAACCTGCGCTAGTGACTGCAAGGTACTCTATGTATGTAAGGGTGGCTATTGCGAGGGCGGTTGCAAAGATGATAATTGTAAGCAGATGGATATCTGTAAGGAATGCGAACACAATAACAACATAGATTATAAGGATAATGAGGCTACCGAAACAATAGAGTGGCTGGAGAAGGAGAATAGCCGCCTACATTGGCAGGCATATGCTACTAAGAAGTTTGCCGAGATGGTTATTGCGCTTGCCGTGCCTAATATGACACCTAAGCAACTAGAAGAGCTAAAAGAATTAACTATGAAGCACCATGAGGTATGCAGAAATACCGGCAGCCGGTAAAAAGTAAGAAAAGTCCCACGAGTCCCCCGACTCCCCCCGACTTTTTTACTTACATGTAAAGATAATACCCCTTTTGATGTATTTACATGTAAAGATAATCCCCTTTTTGATGTATATACAAGTAAAATAACCGGTTATTTTACTTGTATTTAACCCCTTTTGAGGTTTTTCTTTACCTGTAAGTAAAAATCTCTTGTAATTGCGGACATTACCAGTAAAGATTCTCTCCGGTAAAGTATATGCCCCCGAGAAAACTCGTTAGCGACTTCATGGTTTCACTTACCAAGCGGATTATTGATGCTCGTCAAGTCACAGAGACGACAGCTGATGAGTATGTCAATCAACTCAAGCAACTGAACAAGGGGCTGAGCTATTCTAATCTAGGATTTCTAAAGAAGCGTGATGAGGTTATGAAGCGTATCAGCGAGTATGCTGAAAGCACTCAGAAGTCTGTATTAGGTGCAGTCGTAAGCGTCCTAAGTTTGGAGAAGGATAAGCCTACCTACAAGGCTATCTATAACTTCTATTACGAGCGGATGATGGAAGCGTCTAAGAAAGCTCGTGCTGCTGAGACAGGTGTCAAGACGGATACCCAAGCGGCGAATTGGATTACCTGGGAAGAGGTAATGACGGTTCAATCAAAACTTGCAGAGGACGTGGCGAAGTTTGCGAAGTCTAAGTTAATTACCCCGGCGAATTGGAATTCCCTATTGTCCTATGTACTCCTATCCCTCTATACGCTTACTCCTCCCCGGCGCAACCAGGACTATCAGGATTTATACATTGTTAAGAAGTGGACAGATGCTCTTTCAAAGGATAAGAACTATTATGATATTGCTACTAGCAAGTTTATATTTAATAAGTATAAGACTAGCAAAGCTCATGGCGCACAGGAGTTATCTATCGCTGACAATAAGCCTCTTCTTTCTATTATCAATCAGTATATTAAACTGCACCCAAGCAAGGGGCAAACTGAAATGAAGTTCCTCGTCAATGGCGACGGCAGCGCACTCAGTAGTGTCAATAGCATCACTCGGATTCTCAATAAAGTATTCGGGAAGCATATCGGCTCTTCCATGCTCCGGCATATCTATGTAAGCTCCAAGTTTGGCGATGTCAAAAAGGAGATGGAGAAAGATGCAGAAGCCATGGGGCATACGGTGGCGGTTCAACAAGCTGTATATAATAAGACGGATTAATAGAATGCTGCCGGCAACCATTATGTCGCAAGACGATATACATCGTTTTACTACATCGGGGGACTCGGGGGACTCGGGGGGATATTTTCAGAGTTTTTTACCTAAGGCTCCGGCAATGAAGTGGAGATATTGCGACTTTTCCTATCTGGGAGGCAACCTAGTGAATTCTCAAATCAATGTAATGAGAAACTCTAAGTTGTGTATGAACCTTTATGCAACCAATTACAATATCGTCCACAATCTACTGGCGGATATGAATAAGGAAGTTTTTCTAACAATGAAACAGAATGGCTTTACATACGATGAGTTTAGCAGAACTCCGTGGAGTGGGGGGAGCAACGCCTTCCCAGTCTATACAGCAAGAGATGGCACAGGCAGCAATGAAAAACAAGAGCGGGAGCTTCGGTAATTATAAACTTATTAAATCTATACCGACAGCGAAGTTCTATGCCGATGATGATACAGTTATTGTAGCTGTATCAGGAACCCGTATATCTCATCTAGAAGATATAACTGCAGACTTATCTATTCTTGTCAATCAATTAGCGAACTCATCTCTTTATAAACAATTGAAGATGGCTGTTTATGATTTACAACAACAATATGAACCTGATGAATATAATTATATCGGTGTAGGCTATAGCTTAGGTGGAGCTATGGTGGATTTATTATTAGAAGAAGGTTTCATTAGCTCTGGGCTAAGTTATAATCCAGCGATTGAACCCAAGAATATAGGAAAAGAATCCAAGAACAAAAGAGTCTATCGTGAAGATGATCCGCTCTATCAGACTATGGGACAATTCACACCAGGCTCAGAAGTCCGTGCTGCACCCAAGAAAGGTATATTAGGATATTTAGCTTCTACATTCCTTCCCAAGAAGATATGGGATACTTATGAAGCTCATGGACTCAAGAATTTTGTAGGTGGGGCTGCAGAACCCGAAGCATCCCTGCCTCCTATGTTATGTCGTGTTGGAAGTAAAAAGAGATTTGCTGAACTAATTAACTATCTCATTCCAGAACACACAACCTATGTAGAACCCTTTGTTGGCTCGGGTGCAGTCTATTGGTACAAGGATCCAAGTGAAAGAGAAGTTATTAATGATTTAGATAAAGATATCGCCAAGACATTCCGTCTCATTAAAACAGCCCCTACAGATTTATCCTTATATCCTCAGCCCCATACAAAAGCCGAGATACGAGCTTTCTTAGAGCGTCCTCATAAGGATACGCCTGGAGCCTTAACAGAGATGATTATACGCCACTGCTACGGTTATATGGGACGGAAGATTGAAAAAGGAAGTACGGCAACAATGAAGGAGAAGCTCAATCCTTATAACAAAACAAAACATATTGCTGAATACAAAGCCCGCATGGCACACACAACTGTACATTCAGAAGATTATCTAAAAATCATAAGAGGGTATGATAACAAGAACGCATTCTTCTTCTTCGATCCGCCCTACGAAAACTCGGGTGGACTAGGGTATGCAAATAATGGCGCATTTGACTTTGAGAAGTTTCGGGATGCCCTTGCGAAGATGAAAGGGAAATGGCTAGTGACTATAAATGATTCTCCATACATTAGAGAATTATTTAGAGGTTATCATTTAGCCGGTGTAGTTGTTAAGGGACACCCTAGAAAGACAGTCAAGACGCTCTCTGTCGGGGAGAAAGACAGGCCAGAGTTGTTAATTACGAATTATCAATTCCCTGCAGGTTGGAAAGCCCATAAGGGAGCCTACCTACGCTAAACGCTGGAAAAAGCCCCCCGAGTCCCCCGAGTCCCACGATGTAGTAGGTAAAGTATATCACTCCTTGAATGATATACTTCGCCCCCTAAACTCCGCTAAACTTGTAGGACTCAAACGCATCGGCTGGGATGAGATAGAACTTTGAGTTGCCCCCGTCGGTGTGCCATTTGCGGACTCCGGGAACTGAAACGGCATTCTTAAGAACAGGCACAGGTATTTTATAACAGGTATATCCATCAGCCTTGACAGCAAAGTATATCCACTCTCCTGCTTCTGTGATACTGAGTCCAGACGGATTTTGAGTGTGTTCGTATTCAATACAGAGGTTTCCTGTTCGGGCGGTGTGTCTATCAGCTTTGACTTCATAGGCTCTTCCGTTATGCAAGAAGTCCCAGGGACTGTGCTTAGTATTGGGCGGGGGCGTGACAACTTCCCCATCTCCTAATAATCGTACTGCTTCTTTTTCATAAGACTGCCCGAACGCCAAATCGTCTCTCCACATCTATCCGGAGCCGACATTATTACCAGATAGTAAAAACGCACTAAAGGGAAAAGTGCTTTTTAAAGTAATTCAGGTTCTTCCGTATATCCGTATATTGCCCCCACAATATCCATGCGCTCAAGGCACCTGGCGTATCGGGTTGCTCCCAGTTTTCATGCTGATGCCGGAGTAAATATCTATCACGCCGAGTGGCATCGTGGTGTTGTGTATAGTCTTCGTAATCTCTAGCCCCAAAATTAACAGTCTTCCTAGAGCCATCATCCTTTCTAAATACTGCAGCATATTTCTTGCCTTTCGCTTTACTCACTAAGAGTCCGAGGAGTTTCATCTACTCTACTTTGAATAAAAAGCTTTGCGCACCATGCGCATAAAGTTTTTGGATGGCTTATTACCACTACCTAGAGATGGCTTGAATAATTCGGGGCGGGGCGCTAGAGCATCATTATAAACTTGAGTATATGCCGCCTCACGATACTTCTTTCTCGTTGATTGGCTACGAGCGTGGGACTCTTTAGCCTTTGATAGTCGGTGTAGACGCTCCCACTCATCAAAATGAGGCGCTAGAGTTGCATATTCAGCCGCCATACGGCGATTCTCAGGCTCTAATACAGAGTTTTCCTTTATAATATCTTCTACCTTCTGTAATGCCTTAGCATTCCTAGGAAGTGCTAACTCGTATTTTAGATTCATAGACGATAGAAACTGGGCAAATTCCTTAATCCCCTCAATCTTCCTGCCATTAAACTCCCTAAAACTGTTAGCGCCTACATCCATATTAATATGATTCTTGTGAATCCATTTATCAATATCAGGATAAGCTCTTTTTTGAATCCATTTAGCAGGGACTTCACGGAGTACATGTAATTCTAAATGGAAAGGCTCAATAGGCTCCACATGAGATTCTTCTGGCGGCATGTAGCCTTCAATCGTCTCTTCGTCCGTCTCCTCGCATGGCGCAACAGCCCCGGGTTTAGAACTACATATACCCCCCCCTTGCATGTGATTGATTAAATGGTTATAATAATCTATAGCAAACATAGCAACATTAATAATACTCTGTTCATAATCATCATTCCATTCATCCAGAGAGCCGGCATGAAGCATTACATCATAGTCTGCCTGATATTCTTGATTCTGCCCAGGAGCAGGAGCCAAATCCTCTATAACTTCTAAAGCATTAAATAATGCAGCAACAGTCGCATTTGGATCATGTATAACAACTATAGCCTGTTGTAAAGCCGCAATCCAACCTTGTACATTCCCTATATCATTCTCAGGAGGCTCAGGAGGCGGTGGAGGCGGTGGAGGAGCATCACCCTCTAGAGCATCACTAGGTAAAGATGGCGCTCTGCCGCCTTTCTTTCCTCCAGACATAGTCACATGATTCGCCATCGCAGCCCACTGCCGAGCTTCTTCTCCACGCTTCGTAAATCCTTCTTGTATCCATGCGTGAAAACCTTCTAATGTCTGCCCTCCGACAGCATCTAATTTCTCACGAGCTTTTATTGAGGCAGCATGATAAATCTCTAAACAATCCCGAAAGAATTGGTTAATCGCCCGGACTGTCGGCTTTTGTTGTAGAAATTGATTCAATGAATCCATCAAAGGTTTTCTCAGCGCCGTATAAGGCATTTTCTTGACAGCGATTCCTTCCTCCTGATGCTTGATTTCTTCCATGGGTGTGTCGGCTAAAGTCAAAACTGCAACATCAGCACCACCTCGTGCTTTCGGCATTCTATTGGAACACAAGGTTTTTCTCGGAGAATAAAATCCCCATGATAAGTATTATGGAGACTGAGTATATCCGAGGCAAGATTCAGGAACGGGCGGGAGCTTTGACTGAACGCCCGGCTGCTAGATTTGAACTACGAGGCAATGATGTATGGGCTGCTCGATCCGGAAGAGTGTATCAACCTGATTCAATGCCTGATTCTGATAGTATGGTAGGCGGCGAAGGCGGCTATTCTTCACCCGTCACAGGGAATGGTATGGGCGATATCAATCGTCTTGTAGGCGGGCGTAAGCGTCGCACCCACGAAGAACACCCCGGTAAGCTACATCCTATCAGCTATTGGAAGAAGATAGCCAAACAGCATCTAAGTGGCGGTTCAGCGGAACCTATGCTAAATCCTTATGATGCTCACCGTGCCTTGATGATGGATTGGCGTGGCGGTAAATCCCCTTTTTTCACAAAGACGGGTGCTCCCCGTTCGTACATGATGCACGAATCCCTACACGGCTCTGGGCTATGGGACAGCATTAAAGCATTAGGAAGTAAAGTCGCCCATGAATTCACGGATCCAGATTCAAAACTCCGCAAAGAGTATATCCCCAAAGCTACAGCTATCGTAGATACTGTAGCCACAGTTGCTAGTGCTATTGGCCCTGCGATACCCCCACCTTTTGGAGAAGCACTTATCGCAGGTGCGCAGGGAGCTAGAGGCATAGCTCATGGTATAGCTGCCGTGAATTCAGGTATAGCTGCTGTGCAACACGCAGCGAAAGGAGATTTTAAGGGTGCATACGACGATGCCCTCAATGCCTACGGCTCTTATAACGGCGCTAAAGGTGCATTAGCCAACCGGGCGACAAGTTTGGCTAAATATGGTGAGCAAAGAGCAGCCAAAGATGCCGCCTCAACTGCATCCAACGGATTAAAGTTCATAAAAGATTACAACGCCCCGAAGCCTACATTCATGACAACTGCTGCTCCAGGAAAACCCAACCCTAAGTTTATGACTGAGGCAGCACTGGGACGTGATATTCCTAGAGCCAGAGTTCCAGCACCCCCTGCAGCCAGAAGTGCGAGTAGTCCTTTTGTAGCGCCGAGAACTGTATATCGTGAGTCTCAGCCCTATTCATCTACGGCAAAACCATCAAGAACTATGGCTCTGACAGATATTGGACGTGCTGGTTATAGAGATTTGCTTACAGCTAAGGAATTAGAGAACCAGCAGGTTTATCCTCCTTTTAGTAATACTTTCACCCCAGCGATGAAAAAGCTGGTAGAAGCCGCAAATGCGAAGGCTGCAAAGGGGCTCAGAGAGAAAGCGCTAGGGCGTGGACGAGGTGGCGCATTCGCTATGGAAACCCCTCGTCGCCGCTTAGCACAAATGGGGGCTAATCTATCTCCTTTCGGTGACGCAATAGGTGCGCAGAGCCGTCATTCAGCGGCTATGAACCGTGTATATGGCTCAGCCTCTCCCGACTACGCAACCCTTTCTCTATTAACGAAGGGTAAGGCTCGTGCGGAGGGTGCAGCAAAACCCCGGCACGGACTCAAGGGGCGCTCAAATGCTCGTGCGCAGATTGTAGGCAGAATAATGCGAGAGCGTGGCGTATCTCTCCCAGAAGCCTCAAAAATCGTAAAGGCGGAGGGATTGTATTAGTTCTTTTCTAGCGATGTAATATAGTGTCAAGATGACAATGCCTACATCGCTCCCACGAATGTATCCTGAGATTCGGTTCCCCGCTGATTTCACAGCATATTATACAACCCCTTTATCGTTCTTCCCGTCCGGAGATGGTGGTATGGTAGGGGGCGCATCCACAAGCTGGGTGATTACGCCCTGGCCTCCGGAGGATGGCTTCGCCGATGACAACCAAATCTATCACAAATCTAAGAATGGCGAAATCGCAGCTCAAATGGATGAAATTAAAAGAAGTCGCCAACGAGCCAGAATCAATCAAATGACTCATGGTGCTATGCTACAGAATCATGGGGGCTGTATGGAGTGCGAAGGGGGCGCACGATATGGTGGTACCCCTACGACTATAGAGGGTGCTCCTGTTCTGGCGGGTAGAGGGTTGCACGGTGGTGTTATGCGAACACTAGCGGGAAGACAATTCGTGGCATCTCGCTTGAGTTCTAGAATTAATGAATTAAATGAAAGGGACGCTGTTGCTCAGAACCAGCCGTATGAAGAGCCTCAGCCGGAGCCTTTAACAGAGAATGATGAGATTGTAGTCCAGCTCGGTGAGGATATAGATATCGTCAATGATGCTTTCGGCACTGGGAATATTGAATCAGAAACTGTTGCAGCCGCCCGTAGTCTTCTTAAGAATCTTACTAAGGCTGGATGGAGCATCCCGCAAAATCTAATTACTACGGTTCTGCGAAATGTAGATGATATGTTAGCTACAACAGTACAGGTTCTCGGTACCGCAAATCCCCAGTTTGTTCTCAACGCCGACAGGAAGAAGCGTCTCCGTATGATTTTCAACATTTTAGAACGCTGTAGGTTAGTCCTGGATGCGCTGACTGCATCATCTGACTTATCTCCTCAGGAACGACAGATGGCGTTAGGAAGTCTTCAGGGGGAAACAATGCTTCGTCAGTCACAACTGGCTCGTATCCCTGCACCTCGGATTCATCGGCACATTCGGCGGGGAATGGCTGGAGATGTGTATCCTTACACGGGACACTATCAAGGGCTGCAACAGGCTGTGTCTCCTCTACAGCGCCGGGCTGAACTACGCTATATGAGGGATGCGCCTCGCCAAAGGATGATTTGAGCCAGTCAATTCTGAGCTTCTTAGCTTTCTCCTTTTGCTCATCCGTAGCATACTCACTTACCTGGCAACCCCTTTGGACTAGCCACTCTACTGCAGCTTCCTCGCCGGAAACTATCGTTTTGCTAAAACCATTCTCGCATACCCAAAGCAAACCAAACTTGCCATCCATCTCCTTAATATAGAACCCCTTCTCCATCTGCGCAATCTTCATACAGCGAGGATCCATTATACTAAATGGTAATATTTACTTTTCAGTAAAATGGACGCTTACGGGGGACTCGTGGGACTCGGGGGACTTTTTACAGAGTTTTTGCCGAGCCGATAGTAGAATGCCATATATGATTGTCCCATGGGAAAGAGGATATGGCGTTGTTAGTCGCTCTGGAAAGGTATTATCCAATCATCCGCTAAGCCTAACCCAAGCCAAAAAACAAAAGAATGCTGTTCTATTATCAGAGATTCGTAAAGGCTCTTATGGTGCAGGGCTAGAAGGTGGTACAGCCGAGCAGGAAGCTTATTCGCTATCCGACACAGATATTGAAAAGATAGTCCACGGTATTAAGCTATTCAAATACCCTGAACTCTATAACATGTCTTCTATTCACGATGCTTTTGATAAATGGGGCAGAGCCATGATGCTCTATCTAACCACGGATGACTCTTCCGGACACTGGGTATGCATGATAAAAGATGATAATAAGAAGACTATAGAATACTTTGATCCGTATGGAGGCTATAGCCCTGATGGGGAGCGTAAATGGCTCAGTCCTGATAAATTGAAAGAGTTGGGAGAAGATGTCCCTATACTCTCCCGGATGATAAAGGAGTCAGGATACAAAATCCATTCTAATCCTCATCACTTTCAAAAGGAGGGTGAGCATACAAATACCTGTGGGCGGCATAGTGCATGTCGCCTACTATTAGGGGGGCTGAGCCTACCTGAATATACTAAAATAGTTATGGGTTCCGGCGTAGCACCCGACGAGTTTGTCACAGAATTAACATCTCGCATTCTTCATAAATAAACTTTCTGCATAACCTGTAGAATGGCAACCCGATTTTACTCTACTGTGGAATATGGGCAACGCAATCAGAACAACGACGCTGACTGTGTATATTACTCTGCTGATGTAATTAACAACAATGTAGAGGATCCGATAGGATATGAGGTGGATCCGCAGATGGTTAGTAATCAGTCCCGTCAGTTCCCTTTGCTTTCCAATGCCGACGACTACATGATGACAGCCATACGAGTGGCATCTTCAGGAGCCACGCAAAATCTCCCTTTATGGATTCCCCGAATCCAACAGTCCACTGTATTAGCTTCCTTTATCGGAAACATATCAGGCAACACTCTAACCGTCACAAATGCAGCATCTGGCACATTAGTAGTAGGACAGGCTCTATTCGGCTCAGGATATGCTACATTACCCTCATCACCCCCCACATCCGTCCCCGTGGTTGTAGAATACACATCAATAGGACTTCCTCTAACGATTGTATCACAGAATCCTGTTGTTCCTGGACAACCCCTCACTTATGTACTAAATGGTACATTAGCACCCGTGACTATCGGGGGTGTCACTTATACAACTTATACTGTCAATAGCGCTAACTTATATGTAGGTAGCCCTCAGAATAACCCTAATTTAACTGTATATTCAGTGACTATTAATACATTTCAAGTATATCTAATCTGGACTCCTGAGAATGTTGCGACTCCGGTGCCTCAGTTCCCGATAGTATCCCAGGACTTAGCTACAGATTACTACTACGGCTATACATATACAAACTTCTGTAAGATGGTAAATACAGCATTGTCCGCTGCATGGATAGCAGCAGGTAGCCCCGGCGGCATAGGTGTAGCGCCAAAGCTAAGCTTCTCTATTAACTCTGGAACCAATAATCCCATTTTCTTTATAAACAATATTGATACAGCATTCAATCTGTACCTTAACTCCAATCTCCAGACACTAATACCGAATTTCCCTGGTGTTTTCACAAACCAAACAGGCGGGCGAACATTCTTGATTAGTTCCACACTCGGAGTGCCAACTCTTTCTCAACAAGACTACTCCGGTGTATCAGGATGGAGTCCTGTTCAGAGCTTCGTAGTGACAACCAGTCTTCTACCCGTAGTCCCAGAGCAAGTGAGCGCCCCAGGTGTTGTAGGAGGTTCCAATGTAGGGCAAGATAATGCAGTAGCTCCGGCAGCCTTCCAGCAAGTCGTAGCCGATATCAATATTCAAGAAGTCAATGGAGGGCAAGACTGGCGGCAGGATTTCAGTTATGAAGCCCCGGGCGAATACCGAATGGTAAGCCTTACAAATTCCACAGGCCCCATTCAATCGATTGATTTCCAGTGCTGGTGGAGAAATCGTCTAGATAACAACTTGTACCCCCTCCGATTAGTCAATGGCTCATCCGTCACTATTAAACTGTTATTCCGCAGAAAACAACTAGGAGTCTAGGCTCCGGCGCTGTAAAAAGTCCCCCGAGTCCCACGAGTCCCCCCGATTATCGGATAGACTCGTGCGTGTGTCAAAAATACTTTCTAATTCCCCAGTATAGAATGTCCGCCGATATTGAGAAGTTGGCCGTCTTTGATGACAGAATCGTCCAGTCCCGCCCCCGGTATGCAGTAGAGAAGGGCGCTCTCTCTGTGACGAATTCACCCTTTAACGCTATCGCCGCTAACACCAGTCAGCACACCTACAACGTCCTCGTGCCGTCCGAGAACGTCTTTATTGATAGAAGTGTTGATTGGACTTCTACTTGCTTCCTCCAGGCGCAGGTATCCTTTACAGCGAATGCCTCCGTCTTAACCTCGGCGGCAATTCCCCTTGTATCACCCGGCCTCAACGCTGCCCTATGCCCCTTTCCTCTCCAGAGCCTCACCACGACAATGACTGCCACAATTAACGACACAACGGTGACTATTAACTCTCAGGATGTTCTACCGCAGGTTCTCCGTATGACGGATTACAAGAAGAATCGCCTTATCCGCACTTGCCCTACGATGTTGGACAGGGTTCAGAACTACTCATCTGCACTCCTCGCCGGAAACTCCGTTCTAGCGGGCTATGATCAGGCATACAATGTTGATGAAGTCCCCAACGGTGCCTTTCCCTCTTTGGCTTTCACTCAGCAAAACGGCTCAGCTCTAGCAGCCGGTTATACCCCCCCCGGTTCTACATACTCAGCCACTCTAGCGGGTGGCGGTGCTGGTGTATCAATTCCCTGGACTGTCAGCAGTGCCTATGGACTCCCCTCTCTACCATCAGGCTCATCTTTGGTATCTGGAACAACCTACACCTGGACTATCTGGCTATCCTTCACAAGCACGGAGAAGCTTGTTCTCTCTCCTTTTGTATTTAGCGACATTCACGAGTGGGACACTGGGCTTTTTGGATGCCAGAATATCCAGCTCGTAATGAACTTGCAAAACCCCAGCCGTGTTATCCGCTCAGCGCCTTATGGAGGCAACCAATACTCAGCGGGTGCGATGTCCCTCTATAACATTCAATACAACACTGGAAGCACAGTCGGTGCCTTCACGAACTCTCGTGTCAATCTCCAGTTCCTAACGCCATCTCTAGATGTACCTCTCCCCCCTAAGTCAGTCGTGCCTTACATGGAGTTCCCTCGCTACATCTCATCCAATCTTGGCACATTCCAAAACGGCTTCAATACTACGCAGTCATTTAGCTCACAGACAATCACGCTCCCTCAGATTCCTGACTTGCTTATTATCTACGCTAAACCTGCATCAGGCTATGTAGCGACAAACCCTGCCGGTGTCACGAATCAGCCTGACTTGAACCAGGGCGACTGGATGTTCCCTATCACGAACATCAGTGTCAATTTTGATAACTTCGCCGGTTTGCTCTCAGCTCACACGCCACAGCAGCTATACAAGATGTCAGTCCACAACGGCTTGGAGATGGACTGGCCGTCTTGGAGCGGACAGGCTTGGAGTGCAACCCAGGGAACCGCCCCGTCATCCTCCCCTCTCCTCGCCACAGTCGGTTCAATGCTCGTCCTCAAGCCCGGCCGTGATATTGTTCTCCAGGCTGGACAGGCTCCTTCTCTCGTCGGCAACTTTGTTCTCCAGTTCCAGCTCACTCTCCTCAACAACACGCAAAACAACCCGTCATCTGTCCAGCCCCAGATTTATGTCATCACGGCGAACTCCGGCTTCTTTGAAACCATTAAGGGTTCTTCTCGTGTCATTAAGGGTGTTCTCACGGAGCAGGATGTTATCAGCGCCCCAGTGGCTCCCGGTGGCACCCATGGCGCTCTTCGCCGTGCTGTCGGCGGCTCAGTACTTGGCTCTCTCGGCAACGCTCTATCTCGTGTTAAGGGTATGTTCTCTCAGGCTGCCCCGGCTATCATGGCGGCAGCGAAGGGAGGGGCTGCGCCCTCGGAGATGGGAGTGCCATTCGTACCAGGCTCGATGATGGATAAGATACAAAGGGAGGCGGCGAGGGTG